GTAGCATGAGAGTGACGGCCGCCCGCACCGAGCATCGCAGCCCGGGCCTGCCATCTGCCGACCCGCGTGACACTCCCACCCCCCAGCAGGTGCTGCGCTTCGCCAACCGGGCGCAGCGGTGGAAGCAGCGCATGTTGAGACTGGCGGAAGTGCTGCCGAAGCCCCTGTACGGCTACGGCGCCTCGACCAAGGGCGGCACGCTGCTCCAGTACCTCGACATCCCCGACCTGCTGACCGCCGTGGCCGAGCGGAACCAGTTGAAGTGGGGACTGGTGCAGGCGGGTGTGTGGTCGCCCATCATCAGCGAGGAGTCCATGCGCGAGCAGAGTCCCGGCACGCTGCTGGTGCTGCCGTGGGCCTTCCGCGCCGAGTTCATCGAGCGCGAGGAGGAACTGCTCGCCAAGGGCACGACCATGCTGTTCCCGCTGCCCCGAATCGAGATGGTGCTATGAGATACGCCGTTCGCAAGGTGCCCGGCGGGACGTCGTCCATCCACACCTGCGACGTCTGGGAGGTGCTGAAGCACCCCACCGCCGGAGACCCCTACCTCATCGCCACATACCGCCATCCCAGCCTGGCGCGCTGGTGCCTCGGCACCTTCCATTGCTCAGTCGAGGTGCAGCGCATGGGCGGCTCGGTGGACCCTCCTCCCGATGACATGATGCCCGACAACCCGTCGCTGAACTGCGACCTGCCGGACGAAATCGTATGATGAGACGCACGGCGGTGCTGATTCCCAGCCGGAACCGACCCGGCCAACTGGAGGAGGCCATCCAGTCGGTGCGGGACACAGCCGAGACGGCCGATGTGCTGGTCTACGCCGATGACGACCAGCGGGAACTGTATGCGGGGGTCGAGTCCGACGAAAAGCAGCGCGCCGATGGGCGCGTGGTCTGGCACTATGGCCCCCGCGTTGACACCGTCGCCTCGCTCAATGCGCTGGTAGACTGGCACCCGGAATACGCCGCCTACGGGGTGATGACCGACAACTCGCAGATGGTGGACAAAGGCTGGGACGGGTTCCTGCAAGAGACGCTTGACCTGTTCCCCGGCAGGCTCGGAGTCGTCTCGCCGTACCACAACTGCGGCCTGCACGTTGACCAGCCCTACGTCTCGCGGGAGTGGGTGGAACTCGTCGGCTGGTACGCCTGCCCGGACTTCAAGCACTATGCGTGGCCGCTGGTGGCAGGCGTCATCGGCGGGCAGACCGGCATCTACTACAGCCACAAGGGCGAGTTCTCCATCAACCACGACTACGTCGGCGGCTACTGGGAGTCCGTGTATTCGGCCGATTGCCGGGCGCTGTACTCCTGTCTGGCGTCAACGGTGATTCACAAGACCGACGTGATTCAGCGGGCCATGCGCGGCGCGGAGCAGATTCCAAAGGCGATACCCCGAACCTATGGAGTGCAGACATGAGCGGAAGAGTCCTGACCATCTGCCCATCGAGGGACCGGCCCGGCCCGCTGAAGCGGCTGATCGCGTCGTTCCTCAAGACCTCCACGCACGCCAAACTCGTGGTGGTCATCGACGAGGACCAGCAGGAGATGTACTCGGAACGGGACTACGGCGAGCGCGTGAGTTTCGTCGTGAAGGCGCCGCCCAAGGCCGGACCCATCGCCTGCTACAACGCCATCTGGAGTTCGGCCCCGGCAGAGGTGTACGGGGCATTGCTGGACGACTGCGAGTTCGAGACCGAAGGCTGGGACGACTACTGCCTTGAGTCCCGCGACCGCTTCCCCGGCAAGGTCGGACTCATCTCGCCATATACCATCGTGAAAGACCCCGGTGGGGTGGTCACGGAGGAGATGGACTACGTCCAGTTCATGTTCATCACGAAGGAATGGGGCGGCGCGCTCGGCTACTTCGCCTACCCCAAGTGCATCCACTACTGCTGGGACACCGTGCTGGAGGTGCTGGCCGACTCGACCTCCATCGAGCGGGTGCCACGGGAGAAGTTCACCATCAGCCACCACTCGCTGCTGAGTGAAAGCACGCGCAAACTGCTCCCGCACGACACCTACGAGGCCATCCTGTTCATGGCGACCAGCCGTCGGCAGGCGATTGCGCGGCTCAAGAAAGCGATGGCGCGATGACCCACAAGTTCTGGCCCCCCAACGGCGGGCTGTCGGAGATGATTCGCAAGCACTTCCCCAAGGACTACCGGGGCTACGTCATCGACGTCGGCGCCTCGGACGGTGTCTCGGTGAACAGCACCTTCGTCTTGGAGAAGCGCGACCGCTGGAACGTGCTGAGCGTGGAGGCCAACCCGGACTACAAGCCGTTCCTGCACGCGAACCGCACGTTCGTCGAAATCTGCGCGTGCGGCAGCGAGCCCCGCGACGAGGCCGAGTTCCACGTTCACCTGAACAACCCGGAAGCGTTCTCCGCGCTGGAGGTCCACCGGCATGAGACGGTCATCCCCGAGCCCGGCGCGAAATGGAAAACCATCAAGGTCCCGGTCCGCACCATCGACCAGTTGATGCAGAAGTGGGCCTTCCCGCGACTCGACGCGCTCTGCGTGGACACCGAAGGCACCGAGGTGGACGTCCTAAAGGGCTGCGACCTTGAGAAGTGGCAGCCCAAGGTCGTCGTGGTGGAATCCTGGGACGAGACCGGCCCGACCCACGATTACCTGCTGGAGCGGGGCTACAAACTGGTCGATACCACCGTGCAGAACTACGTCTACCTGAGGTCCGCGTGACAGAGTTCTATTCGGACAACGGCGTGGACTCGTATCTGTCCGGGCTGCTTCCAGACTTCGGATATGCGTGTGATGTCGGTGCGAACGATGGGTTCCGCGGGAATACGCTTCACTTCGAGGAGCGCGGCTGGATTGTGCTGTGCGTAGAACCCAACCCGCTGCTGGAGAAGGCAGGGCGCCACCTCAGGAAACTCTGGAGGCAGGTGGCGTGCGGCGCGGCCGACGAGGAGTCAAGAGAGTTCCTGTCAGTCGGAGATTATCCGTTCGCCTCACACTCAGGCCTTGAAGCCCGATACGGAGAGGTGGGCGCGTCGTCCCGCCCGCTGGTGAAGGTTCGCACGCTGGACCGCCTGTTGGAAGAGGCCGGGTTCCCGAGACTCGACCTGCTGACCATCGACGTCGAGGGCTACGAGGACGAGGTGCTGAAGGGCTTCTCCATCGAGCGGTGGCGGCCCCAGTTCATCGTGGTCGAGGACTGTGATGGCTGCTCGGCGATGACCAAGTATGCACTCCCTGAAGGCTATGAAGAGATGCCGCGCTGCTCACTAGACCGAATCTGGAGGCGAAATGGGTGAGACCGTATTCACGTTCCCCGGCAAGGCCGGAGACGCCATCATGCAGTGGCCCATCGCCTACTGGTGGGCCAAGCAGCACGACCAGAAGTTCACCTGCTGGCTCGACGAGAAGTCGTGCAAGATGGTCGAGCCGCTGTTCGCCGCGCAGTCATGCGTCGAGAAGGTGGAACTGCGGCCCGGCATCGAGAACTACGCCTGTGGGGGCCAGCCGTGGCACTTCGACCTCGCGGCCAGCGAGTTCGCCGGGCGCAACGTCTACCACCTCGGCTACCGCTCGTTCCCCGAAAGGCAACTAACGCTGGAGTCGCTACAGCGTTCCGGCGTGCCGGTCGAGGTCGAGGTGGCTGCGCTGGCGAATACCAACTCGTTCGAGGTTCCCACTCCCACCGAGTTCGTCAACCGGCTGGTGCTGCACGGGCAGGGCGTGTGCGGTCACAGCGGGGCCACGCCGAACTTCTGGAAGTTCCTCGCCAGCATCCGCGAAGAGGTCCGCTCCCTGTTCGACGAGGTGGTGTTCGTCGGTAGTCAGGCAGACCGCGAGGTGGGGCGCATCGCCTATCCCGAGTGGGACTCGTTCGACGACGGCGGGGACTTCCTGAAACTCGCGGGGCTGATGGTGAACTCGCGGGCCGTCATGGGCTGCGGGTCGAGCCCGGTGGCCTTGGCCGGGGCGCTCAAGAAGCCCTGCATCCGGGTCCACGACCCGATTGGAGGCCTCTCGCGCCGCGTATGGGACAACCTCGGCGACAACCAGTTGAATGACACCGAGATCGGCCTGCGGAAGTCGTGGCCGGAGTGGAGGGACAAGTGGCTGACAGCCTCGGCGACCTCGTAGACCGGCTGAGTATCACCAACGTCAAGTTGTTCATGGTGCAGGAGCGGGCGCACGAAGCGGCCCACAAGCACACCGGACTGGACGCTGACAGCGTATTCATGCTGGTGACGTTGAACCGGCAGCGGAACCAGTTGATGACGCGGATTGACATGGCGCTCGACGGAGCGGTGAAGTCTGGGGCGGCGGCGGTTGACGCCCGCGTGAAACTGGACTAGCATTGCCGTCGAACCCACAGGGGGAAAACTAAATGGCGACGCCAACACCGGCCATGCCCGGCGCGGCCCCGAAGCCGATGGCGTCCGACGAACGAGTGGTTGAACTGGTTGACAGCCGCAGGCAGGACTCCCTGAAATACAACCAGGGGGTCTTCGCCAAGTTGCAGAACTACTACGACACCTACCGTGGGGTCTGGCAGGGCCGCACCGCCCAGTTCCGCAACAACCTCAGCATCCCCTTCACCTTCGCCATGATTCAGTCCGACGTGGCGCGCAAGGTGCAGACCTGCTTCGGCCAGTGGCCCATCGTGAACTTCGAGGGCTACTCGCCCGACGACGTGGCAAGGGCCAAGCGCAACGAGGTGCTGGTTTCGGCGCAGATGAAAGACGCCGAATCGGTGACGAAGGCGGCGGACTTCTTCTTGCAGGGGGCCATCGGCGGTACTGCTATCTGTCGATACGGCTGGCGCAACCTGACCGGAAAGACTCGTATTCGCAGGCTGGAACAGGTGGCCCCCGGTGTCTCGGTGCCCGTGGTCCATGAGTACATGGCCGAGATGTACAACGGTCCCATCTGGAACGTCGTGGACCGGCTGGACTTCTGGCAGCAGCCCGGCAAACTCCGCATCTCCGACATGGCGTGGGTCATCCACCGCTACTGGGCCGACCTCGACGACCTGCTGGAAGATGCCAATAGCCCGATGCCGTACTTCGACTCTGCTGCGGTCAAGCGGCTGGCGCAGGGCAATCCCTCCTCGGCGAGCGCGGCGGAGTACAGCGAGCGCCGGGTGCAGTTCCGCAACGAAATCGACCAGCGCGCCCGCGAGAACGAGCGGTTCGCCAAGCCGGTCGAAATCTGGGAGATGCACGGCCTCGTCCCCGCCGAGTTCGCCACCAACGGCATCCGCCACCGCTGCATCGCCATCGGCAACCGCAGCGTGGTGCTGAAGAACCGGGAAGGGCCGATGGGGAACCGGCAGTTGCCGTTCCTCGCCTACTCGATGATGCCAGACCCCTACTCGTTCGATGGCATCGGCAAGGCCGAAGTCGCCTACGGTCCGCAGCGCACCGCCGACCGACTTGCCAACCAGAAACTCGACGCGCTCGACCTGCTGATTGACCCGATGTACGTCGCCTCCTCGGGGGCGAACCTGAACACGCAGAACCTGTATTCCCGTGCCGGACGCATCATGCTGGTGGACGGTTCGGCGGGTGACGACAACATCCGCGCGCTGAGTCCCGATATGCGGGGGCTTCAGGCGGCGTATGCGGAAGTCGGGCAGTTGTACGAGTTCATGCAGTTGGGCACGGGCGACAACGAGATTCTCATGGGCGGCGCGGGTGGCTCACGCGAGACCGCACGCGGGTTCCTGGGGCGTCAAGAGAACGCCTTGAACCGTCTGGCGATGGAGACCACCCTCGCCGCCGAGGGATTCATCGAGCCGCTGGCGAACGCCTTCCGCAAGATGGACCAACTCTGGCTGCCGCTCCCGATGCAGGTGAAGATTCTCGGGACGCTGGCGAACACCAACCCCATCACCGGCCTGCCGTACGGTCAGGAGCCTGTCACCGTTGACTACGACGACCTCGCACCCGACTATCGGGCGCGTGCGACTGCGGCTTCGCAGATGGCTGGCAAGGCTTCGCGCCAGCAGAACCTCGTCGCGCTGTTGCAGATGATGTCGGCGAATCCTGCGCTCTTGCAGGTGGTGAACTGGGCGAACTTCGCCCGGCAGGCGTTCGACCTGTTCGACTTCAAGAACGTGAACGAACTGCTAGTGACTCAAGTGCCTGCGGTAAACCAACTCGCGTCTCAGAGCGGTCAGTCTCCCGAGCAGGTGGCTGGAACCTTGTCTCAGCCGATGGAGCAACTGACACCCGAGGTGCTGTCGCCGTTCATGGGCGGGCAGAATCAGGCCCCCTTGCAGAACGCAACCTTCCAGTAGGAGAGAGAGATGGGAAAGGTCTTCAAGTATCCTCGCGGCGCATCCCCAACGGTTGACGCGGCGCTTGACCATTTTGGCGAGAAGATGACGCGCCCGATGGTTGACAAGGTTGCCAAGATGCACGGAATGTCTGGTGACGAACTCCTAAAGGGCGTCGGCAAAGGTCCGAAGTGGTCTACTCACAAGATTTTCAACGTGCTTGGGTACGAGGTGGCTGCGGTTGGGATGCCCCGTAGTTCGTGGAACAAGGCGATGGACTCGGCCACCGACATCTATCGGTCGCCCGCCATCAAGAAGGCCCGCGTGAAGCCGCTGCGGCGCAGCATCTAACTGATAGGAGTCCAATCCCGTGGCCCTGAACGAAGAACAGGTCAGCAAGATTCGCCTGCTGCTCGCATCGAGCGGCTGGACTGACGTGGTGAAACCCGCGCTC